GCTCCCCGATACTTATGAGAAGGAGTTCGAGCGTTATGGCAACCGGACTGTGTCTGGCTTCCTTCGCATGGTTGGTGCCGAGATGCCCACCAACTCCGACATGATTAAGTGGGCGGAGCAAGGTCGTCTCCACACCAAGTACACCAGCTGTACTTCTGCCGCCGCTGCGGCGCAAGACACAGCTACGTGGACTGTGGGCGACACCCTCAACCCCGGCACTGGCGGCATCGCCATCCGCAAGGGTCAGACGGTGTTTATCACGGATAACACCACTCCCGTTACGGGTCTCTCCAACAAAGCTGTTGTTACCGACGTCGATTACGCTAACGGCACTTTTGACGTTGCGTACTACGAAGGTGGCGGTCAGGCTATGGCTGCTGCGACGGCTTGTACCGTTATGATTTATGGCTCTGAGTTCAAGAAGGGGACTACTGGCATGGAGAACTCTCTCGAAGCCGACGACCTCATCTTCGACAACAAGCCTATCATCTTGAAGGACAAGTACGAGGTGTCAGGTTCTGACATGGCTCAGATTGGATGGATTGAGGTGACCACGGAGAACGGTGCTACCGGATACTTGTGGTACATGAAGTCCGAGCACGAGACCCGTCTCCGCTTTGATGACTACCTCGAGACAGCTATGATTGAGGCTGTGCCTGCTGGCGTGGGCTCTGGCGCTGCTGCTGCACTCGGCGTTCCAAACGCTACTGCTGGCTCCCTCCAAGGCGCTGGTTCCGAGGGCATCTTCTACGCTGTAGAGACTCGCGGAAACCTGTGGTCTGGTGGCATCCCCTCAGCTTTGGCTGACTTCGATGCTGTTATCAGCCGCTTGGATAAGCAGGGCTCCATCGAGGAGAACGTTATCTTCGTGAATCGTGAGATGAGCTTCGATATCGACGACATGTTGGCTGCACAGAACAGCTACGGTGCCGGCGGTACTAGCTACGGTCTCTTCGACAACGACGAGCAGATGGCGCTCAACCTTGGTTTCACAGGCTTCCGCCGTGGTTACGACTTCTACAAGTCTGACTGGAAGTACCTGAACGACCCAACGATGCGCGGTGGCCTCACCAATGGTGTTGTCAACGGCTTGCTGGTTCCTGCTGGAAGCACCACGGTCTATGACCAAGTGCTCGGTAAGAACGCCAAGCGTCCGTTCCTGCACGTCCGTTATCGCGCAAGCGAAACCGAAGACCGTCGCTACAAGACGTGGATTACGGGTTCTGCTGGCGGAGCTGCTACGAGCACTCTCGACGCGATGGAGGTCAACTACCTCTCTGAGCGTGCCGTTTGCGTCATGGGCGCGAACAACTTCTTCCTGTTTAAGGACTGATTGTGAATCGGGTATGGGGGGCGCAATGGGCGTCCCCCCTATCCACCCCTAATTAAAATAAACATGAATAAAGACAAGACGTACCGCCTGCTCCGAGGGCAGGCCCCCCTCTCTTTTATGATTCCCGGTCGCAGCACCACTCGCAAACCTCTTCTGTATTGGGATGACGAAAAGGGTGAGAACCGCGTGCTACGCTATGCTCGAAACCAAAGGAGCCCCTTTGAAGATGAGCAGGACGGGAACGCTATCGTAGAGCCCATCGTCTTTGAGGACGGTATGCTCCACGTTCCTAAAAACAATCCGGTTTTGCAGCAGTTCCTTGCTCACCACCCGTTTAATGGTGCGCAGTTTGAGGAGGTCAACCTCGAGCGCGATGCTGAGGCCGAGGTAGAGCAGTTGAATATGGAAGTCGACGCACTCATCGAGTGTAAGGCTTTGACGCTAGACCAGCTCGAAACCATGTCTCGCGTTATGCTTGGCGTAGACCCCAGCAAGTACACTACGGCGGAGTTGCGACGAGATATGCTGGTTGCTGTACGCCGCGACCCCGAGCACTTCCTGACTTTGGTCAACGACCCCGACGTGAAGTTGCAGGGGCAGGTGCAGCGGTTCTTCGACGAGAGCCTCCTTTCCTTCCGTCGCAACAAGACAGAGATTTGGTACAATGGGCCTAACAACAAGAAGAAGCTTGTTACCATTCCACACGGTCAAGACTACCTGTCGGTTGCGATTTCATATCTACTTAGCGAAGAGGGCCTTGAGCACCTCCGCGCTCTCGAGGCCATGACCTCAGATTGAGTCTCTCATACTACCAGAAAAGAGCCACCTTCGGGTGGCTTTTTTTTTGGAACTTCATGTCATGAAGCGTTGGCTCCTATTACTCTACTTCCCTCTTTCTTCTTATGCTCAATGTGACCTTGAGCTCCTTGACTTTGATGTAGTCGCGGGCACTGTTACTGTTGCTTTCAACAACACTGAAAACTGTGGCGGTACGGCAGGCCCTGACGGTATAGCAGAAATCCAGTTTGGTTTCCAAGCTGTAGACGACGACTGCAACGCCATCAATGCAGGGTGGGATTTCCCGTCTGGGTTTTCTATTTCTGACGACTCTCCCCATCCGGGCTGGATATACTCTGCCACCACTTCGGAAAGCTCTAACAATTGGACAAACCTCTATGACGATGCGATAGACGCTCCGTATTACACTGGAGACACTGTCGTCTTTCCCATATACAACTCGTATCAAAGCGACTGTGTTGACGGGCCTTATGCTGCGCAGCTATATTGCAATGTCGAGGGCTGCATACAGCACTGGCTTAGCCTTGGCTTGAGCATACAGGTTGTGATATGGCAAATCAGCTTTGGTCCAACTATGTACGCTGAAGACGGTGGTTGGGCTGAGGTCGGCGCCAACGGCGACGGTTCAAGTTGGGGTTCTGGGGTTTATGACGACGAAAACTTTGAAGACAATTGGCTTGTAGTAGGCGGTTGTGGCGAACCCCTGCCTGAGGTTATCGTAGACACGGTTTACATAGAGCTGCCCCCAGACACCGTCATCGTTCTAGAGTACGACACCACGTATATCTACGTTACGGACACTGTTGTAGAATACGATACGGCGTATGTACAGCTACCGCCTATTACAGTGTATGATACCATCACTGTTCCTATAAACTGGTATTTCTACGACACCACGTATGTAACGATTGTAGACACTATTGTCGTTGAGGTTGACTGCGTTACTGGCGAAGAGTGTTTAGAGGTCATAGAGTGCCCCGTATACATCCCCAACAGCTTTACTCCGGACAACGACGGCGTCAATGATTCGTGGCGAGTGGTGGCGGCAGAGGACTGCTGGGATAATATTGACATTAGCGTTTACTCTCGATGGGGAGATATGGTTTGGATTTCCAACTCATTAGAAGAGCAGTGGGACGGCGGCTACACCCGTGCTATGGTTCGCGACGACGTGTACAGCTACCGCTTTATTGCTAGGAATAAGTACACCTATCAGTGGGTAGAGCGCCTTGGTCACATAGTGGTGCTGAGATAGTTATCTTTAGAGGATGATTAACTCGGTCCGTGACACCGTATTGTCCATACTCAACAAGAACAACTACGGATACATTTCTCCTTCGGACTTCAACCTGTTTGCCAAGCAGGCGCAGCTAGAGATTTTCGGGGGTTACGCTACCGACCTCAACAAGGTCATCAACGCTGAGAACGCTCGCATGTCGGGTACGGAATACGCCGACCTCAACAAGGGCGTTCGCGAAGACATCGACATTTTTTCTCGCACGGCTACGCTCACTCAGGATGCCGCCAATGCGTACTTCACTCCTAGCGTCGCCACTACAAGCGACGACTACTATTTGCTAAATAAGGTTTTGGCTGGTGGCGTAGAGGCGGAGCCAGTGCACCACAGCAAGATTACTTTGCTCAACGCGAGCCCGCTTACGGCGCCTTCGGTTCAGTACCCTGCGTATACTTTGGATACGGGCACGGGAGGGGCTCAGGTAGCCACTATCTACCCTGCCACCATCACCGGCGCCAACGATGTGGTGTGTCAATACATCCGTTACCCTAAAGACCCGAAGTGGACGTTTAGTGTTTTGACCAACGGCGAGCCCGTGTTCAACCAAAGCCTACCCGACTATCAAGACTTCGAGGTACCCATCGACGATGAGCCACGCCTCATATACCGCATTTTGCAATTGGCTGGCATGAGCATCCGCGAGGGTGACGTGTACCAGTTTGCTAACGCTGAAGAAGCCCAACAGTAATGCCATACCTATCAGACTACGCGTATTACGAAAACGACGGCAACGCACCAGAAGATGCCAACTGGGGCAGCTACCAATACGTTACGCTACAGGATATCGTAACCAACTATCAGCTCATGTATATGGGCAACCACTCGTTGGTCAATAACGAGGAGCGATACAAGGTTTTGTTCCACGCCAAGCGAGCCATCCAAGAGTTGAACTACGATGCTTTCAAGGAGATTAAAATCCTTGAGCTCAACGTCTGCGACCAGCTTCGTTTCGTTCTGCCTTCCGACTACGTCAACTGGGTTCGCATCAGCTTGTACAAGGATGGCGTTTTGCGGCCCTTGACAGAAAATATTCAGACTACGTTCAGCGCAGCGTATTTGCAGGACAACGACTGCCGCATCCTGTTCGACCAGAACGGAAACGCGTTGCGGCCAGAGAACTCTACTATTGATTTCGACCGCATCAACGGAACCAAGAAGAGCATATACCTGAACGGAGCGAGTCAATTCGATGGGCAACTAGGGTATTGCTGCGATGGCGATTGGTATTTCGACTACGCCATAGGTGCTCGGTACGGATTGAATACGGAGACGGCTAACGCAAACCCCACGTTTGGTATCGACAGAAAGGGCGGCGTCATCAACTTCAGTTCTGACGTAGCGGGGGAGCTGGTTATAGTGGAGTATGTCAGCGATGGCATGGAGGGCGGTGACAACACGGCCATCACGGTCAACAAGCTCTTCGAGGACTACGTATATGCGTATATCAACTACGCTATCCTAGACGCTAAGTTGGGGGTTCAGGAGTACATCGTAAACAGAGCGAAGAAAAAGAAGAGCGCCTTATTGCGCAACGCGAAGATTCGCATCAGCAACATCCATCCGGGACGGTTGCTTATGAACCTCCGTGGCCGAGACAAGTGGATTAAGTAATGGCAAATCTGGTAAGGAACTTCATCAAGGGCCGGATGAACAAGAGCGTCGACGAGCGCCTTGTTCCAGACGGGGAGTATATCGATGCTCAGAATATTCGGATGGGCTCTACGGAGGATTCCGAAATTGGCACGGTAGAAAACACCAAGGGCAACACGCAACTTACCACTCTGGTGTACCCACCTACGGGCACGGCCTTGAGTGCTCAAGCCACGTGCATCGGGGCTTACAGCGACGGCGCCAACGAGACCATGTACTGGTTCGTCCACGACCCTGCTTTCACTGTGGGCACGGTGGGGAAGCTCGACCTTATCGTCTCTTACAATACGCGTAACGACACCCTTACATACCATGTGGTATCCATAAAGGATGCTACTGACGCGACGCGCACCACCCTCAACTTCGACCCTCAGAACTTGATTACTGGCGTCGATTTAGTTGACGGTCTTTTGTTCTTCACCGACGATAAGAACCCGCCAAGGCGAATCAACGTAGCCACCGCGTATCCTCAGCCGGTTACCAATCTCGACTACAACGTTCTTGGTGACGACATCCGCGTTATCAAGGCACCTCCCACTGAGGCTCCCGTTGTTTTGGGCTCTCACGACAATAGTCAAAACGACTATATGGAGGACCGCATCATCTGTTTTGCATACCGCTATGAGTATGAGAACGGAGAGTATTCGGCCACCTCACAATTCAGCGCCCCTGCTTTTGTAAGCAAGCCATTCAACTTCACTACTGCCTCGTTCCTAAACGAGGGTATGGAGAACGCCATCAATACCTGTGACGTTACGGTACGCACTGGAAGCTCTTTGGTGAAAGGTATCGACATCCTTTTCAAGGAGATGGACGATAGCATTATCCGCGTCATTGAGCGCGTCGATAAAGCCACTACTGCGCTTACAGACAACGCGGACTACACCATCACGTTCAGCAAGAGCAAGATTTTCACCATCCTTCCTGATAGTGAGATTCTTAGGCTCTACGACAACGTCCCTCGCTTGGCTAAAGCCCAAACCCTGATGGGCAACCGCCTTGTTTACGGCAACTACCTTGAGGGATACGACCTAACCGACTCTAACGGTCAGCCTATTAAGTTCGGGTACGAGGTGTCTCACATGCAGACCCCGGTGGGAAACAGCATTGCGTCTGCTTCACCCACAAATACGCAAACCTACACCTTAACGGGAGGCAATACGACTCCGACCACCGTAGTCACAGTTGAGTTCGATGAGTTCAACTTGATTAAGGGAGATACGTTTACCGTTCAGTTTACGGTTCAGGGAGACACTCCCAACTGGACGCCTTCGGTCGCTACCACTCCCACTTCCTCTATGCCTGCCACAACGGTAGAGGTTCAGTATACGCTTACTGAGACTTTTGCTTCGGTGGTGGAGATGGTGGCCAGCACCAGCTTCCTAAACACTATCGGCACAGCTTCAAATATTGAGACTACGGCTGCCGACTTCGGAAGCTCCGACCAGCGCATTTGGACCAACGCATGGAACGCCTCCTTGCCACAGTCCGCTACAGGCGGTACCCCGGACCCCATGGCTTTGAACGGCAGTGGAATCACTGCTTTGGGACAGCCCGCTAGTGTATTCGGTTCTACCGCCACTTCGTTTAGCGTGGCCTTCCCCATGCCTGAATATGAGGGGGGTGCAACGGATTACTACGAGCTGCTTATTGTCAGCGGCGTGTCTGTTTCGCTAAGCAACTTGGGTCCTCGCCCAAGCCTACACAGCAACCGCAGCTATGAAGTGGGCATCGTCTATATGGATGACTACGGAAGGTCCAGCACGGCGCTCGTCAACTTCGGTAACGACATCCAAATCCCTTGTTCGGATTCTATTTTCCGCAATTACATACGTGTACTCTTCCAGCTCGGATGCGCACGC